TCAAGTCTTGAGCAAGTTCTAGTGAGTACTCAGCTTTCAACGCACGAGACTTAGCAGTAACGCTAACTTTCTCGATGCTGAATGCCATCTCTCTGAAATCATTGGCAGTAGCGTCGCCTAATTTTTCAGAGTCTTGAGTCTTGAATCCTTGTCCAGTGTTGTATGCGTTAGCAGCACCGCCATTAAGGATAGAAGGGTTAGTACCTGACTGAGCAGTTGTACCGAAACCAACAGATGTTCCACCGTCAGTAGCCCCTGTGTAATCACCTTGTGCAAGTGATGCAGCAGAGTTCTGAGCAGAGAACGCTGAATCTGGCTCGTTGAATAGAGCTTCGGTTCCGTTCTGATTGTCGTACTTAGATCTCATTGCGAAGATCAAGCCAGTAGGTCCGTTCATTGGCTGAACACCTGCTAGGTCATAAGCGACCAAGTTAGGCATTGCACGACGGATAAGGCTGATCAACACAGGGTCGAAACCAGCAACGGGACCACCTGTAGCAGCAGAACCAGAGAAACCTGGGTTACCTGTGCCTGAAGGGTCTGTGTTTACTGTAGGAGGTGCTTCTGATAAGAATGCTCTCTCCTCTCTTAAAAATCTTTCTTGGTTTTCTAGAAGTTGTGCGGTAACTGCTTTCCTATGGTTGTCCTTGATACTCTCAAGTCCTTCTGCCTCTAGGAGAGGTTGCCACTTCTTCTGGAGTTGTCCAGAGTTAAACATTTTGGCTCCCTTTGTAAGGATAAATTGGGTTTGTAATTAATCTATTGGAACTGAGTCACTGCTTTTAGATACGCTTCCATCGCTGGAGTAACATCTTCACCGACAGGTGCGTCCTCAGAAATGACCTCTTGGGACTCAGATACAGGCTTCTTAGCAAAATAAGATTCCTTCAATGTACCGAGTTTTTCCCTGTATTGTTCTTCACTCTCAAACTCAACTCCTTTTGATAATTCAGCAAGCTTGTCTTTCTGAGAAAGAGCAAGTCCCTCACTAACTTCATCTAGGATGTTGTCAGAAACAGATACTGATAACTGCTTGGTCAAAGCTACGTTGCTATCAATCTGTTCATTTAGTTTAGTCTCCATTTCATCTAGTTTGCCGACCATTGCCTCTAATACATCATACTTATCTTCAGGGATTGATACATAATGTTCTTCAAAGAGACCTTTTAGGCCAGTCATAAAGGATTCAGAGAGTTCCCCTCTGATTCCCGACTCTACCGCCAACTTGTTTTCTTCCATCCATTCGGATGCAACATAGTGGAGGTAAGCGTCTACTCGCTCTTGTAACGCAGACTTGTACTGACTAATTTCCTCGTCAATACGAGCAGTCTGTTCTGCTACAAGGGATTCTTTTACACTAGCAATTTTTGATTTGATTGTTGCTTCAAAAATTGTCTTAGCTTTTTCTTGGAAGGATTCTGATAGTTCCTCGCCTTCAAATAATGCTTTCACATCATCTGATAGGTCGATGTTATCTTCCTGAACTTCAGCTTCCACTACGGTTTCACCTTCTGGTGCTTCTGCCTCTTCATTGGCACCCCTACCATAACCACTAGACTTCAATCCAACGGCACCTAAAGGTCCGTCTTGTTGAACTGTACCAGCACTTCCTTTAGTTTGAACATCACCAGCCTGTGCAAATGCAGCAGAAGGTGTCTTCAACTTATTACTGTCACCAGTAGGAGAGTTGTTAGTAGGTGTAGGTCCGCCCAAATCTTCTATTGGGGCGTTATCGGGTACATAATTTGGAGCCGTTGCTTGTGGTTCCGCTTTTGCGGCACCTTTAGTAACCTGGTTCTCCATCTCATGTAGTTGTTCTTTCGCAGCCATCGGTTAAATCCGTAGTATCCTAAGATTTTCTTTTATTATTTATAGATTATAGATCCTGTAAGAAGTTTTGAAAAAGCGTTAGCTTGTGTTCTTCCAATCTCTTTTCATCTACGAGGGTATTTATTGTCTTCTTAATAGTGGTCAAATTCTTCTCACGAAGAACTGATCCTTCCCATACCCATTCTTTGCCTTCCATAACACCATCAACAAAAGCGTCTGGTGCACTTGGATCTGCTACAATGTCAGCAGCAGTTGCCAACATAAAGTCTTCTCCAACATAGGAGATGCCTTCCTGTTGCGTGATTGATCCCATTCCTCTAGATGAAACACCTAGTTTGACACCATCAGCAAGAAGCGAAGATGCTATCTTACCCATCGGTGTTCCGAGGATCTGTGCTTTACCTACAAAATTATTTCCTTCTTGATGAAGAGAAACGATCTTATGGGAAACACGATCAAGATTTATTTGTGGTCCATCGGGGTGACCTAGTTCACCTAGTGCACGTCCTTTAGATACAAACTCATCACTATATCTCTTGACCTCTTTTATCATAGTGGCAAGTGGATAGCAACGTTTGTTGCGATTTACCATCTCTGCCTGTAAAAACGGTCCTGTAATATAGAGAGTCTTCTTACCATCCTTTTCTTCGGTAAGAATATCTACTGATTCAATTTCTTCTGAAATTAACTTCATGCTATGCCTACCTCTGAAATATGTAATGTACATCCTGAAGCAGTTTCAGGAGCTAATCTAAAAATAACTGACTTCTCAATTGAAGCAGTACCAGTAAAGTCTGCAGTAGAAGAGCTATTTGCTGTAACTGTAACGGTCTGTTGGTAATCGTTCCACTGTTGTGGAGACGAAACAGCAGTAACAGGTACGTGTGCGATAAGTGTATTCCAAGCACCAACTGCTGCACCACTCATGGTTACATAGTCACCAACTCGGATTTTACTATCTGGATGATTCAACGTTAGAACTGTAGAAGTTCCTTTTGCCGCAGCAGTAACAGTTCCCCTTGCAGGGTGTCCGTATCTATAAAGGAATGAATCTCCTTTTGCTACATGAAAAGATCCTACACCTGCTTGGTTAGCAGTATTACAAACAGCAATATTACCTGCTGATTTAGCGTCTGAGCATACCACATACAGTAAGCCAGTCTTCACTGTTTTTGCTGCTGTTACAGCAGACGTTGCGTTTGCACTTGACACAGTGCCATAATCACTGACTAGTGCTAAAGGTTGTGATGCACTCATTCTTCTTCCTGTTCGGGTTCTTGTTCAACGGTGTCCACTGGTTCTGCTTGGGCTTCAGGTTGTTCAACTTCGGGTTCAGATTGAACCTCAGGTTGTTCCGCAGGGACTTCATCTCCAAACATACCAACGGCAATATTAGGAGTAAGAGTCTCTACATCAGAAGCTGATTTAGCATAAAGAAGACTTTTGATAGCATCTGCTACTTCCGATGAAGGAGCATCTTGAGCCATCATATCAATTAATTCAGCAGAATCCATAGTTTAGTAAAACACTTATGTGTATTTATATCTTGGCTTTCTTGATGTTTATTTCAGGTGACTTTGCTCCATTACCAGATGCTTCAGGTTCTTTGGGTGTTTTACCTAAAGCACTCTGACTTTCTATCTCACCATCAATAGCACCTTGCATCAAAGCATTCTGAGTTTCTAATGGTACTCCCATTCCCATTGCATTTTCTTCTTCCATCTCTGCTGCCATTTCTTCGATCTCCTCATCAGTCTGACGTAAGACTTTACGCTTCACATAATCCCTTGAGTAGTATGTACCGATGTATGGTTCGATAGCAACCATGATGTTTAGACGTTCAGTCATCAACTCATGGTCTTTGAGTTCTGCAAAATGATTATCGTAGACATAATCAAATTGTATATGCTCTGCCATCTTATCCCAATCTTCGGGAGTGACAATGTTCTTTAGAACTAACTGTGTCTTGAGTAGATCAATGAATAAACCACTAAATCTCTTACGCAATCTACCAACAAACTTACTGAACATTAGTTCGTCACGTAAGATCTCAGATGATCTACCTAGATTGAATCCACTATCACCTGCACCAGATACCCTAGAGTCAGGTACATTCAATGCACGATATAACTTTCTTTGGAAGTACTCGATGTCTGCAAGTTCACCTAAGTTCTGTCCACCAGGTAGTGTAGATATTTCAGTTCCTCTACCACCTTCACGTCTAGGTAACCAGAAGTCCTCTAGCATAGACATGAACTTCTTGTCATCCTT